AAACGGCAGATGTCATCCAATGCATTATACCTTATTCATCACGCCTCGAATATTGCAATGGGTAACGTCAATGATATCGAGGCCGCTGTTGATGACTTGAAAAAAGTTGATGCACGGTTGACTGATATCTACATCAAAAGAGGTGCGGACGAAGCAAAGGTCCGGTCATTGATGGATGAAAACAACGGTTACGGCAAGTGGATTGATGCCGAAGAAGCAAAAGAAGCCGGGCTGATTGATGAAATTATTGAGCCTTCGAAAGCCGTTGCGCTGGCTCGTGGAGATATTGAGATGTTTGAAAAGTTTAAGTTACCGCAAATTCAGGATAAATATATGAAAGACAAGAATTTCTTTGAAAAGATCGTTGATTTTCTGAAAGGAGAAGAAAACGAAACCGTCGCCGCCGAGGGTGGTGATGTGGCTGCCGAGGTCGAGGACACAGCAGCAGAGCCAGTGACTGAGGCCGCAGCCGAAGTTACAAGTGAGACAGCAGAAGCAGTTGTTGAGGCCGTCGAGGACGTGCAGGAAACAGCAGCAGAAGCACAGCCGGAGGCAGTTGTCACGGCACTGCGGGAAGAACTCACGGCCCGTAACTCCGATGTTGAACGTCTGACTGCTGAACTGGCCGAAGCTCGTACAGCACTGGCAAAAGCAACATCACCAAGTACCAAACCCAAAGGAAAGGCCGGAGGAGAGGATGATGACATTGAAAATGTAAGCGTCCCCTTCGCTGAAGAGATCAAAGCTTTAGATGGTAACTTCCTTTTAGGGAAACCACTTAACAATCCAAAACAGAAATAAATGGCAAACTTTATTACAACTTCCGTTAGCTGGGCTGGCAAGGAAACATTTGATTACCTTATCAAACCCATGTTTGTCGGCAAATCACCCCTTGAAACCGAGGGTATCAGGGTCATGCCGAACGTACAGGACAAACAGCTCCTGAACTACTTCAACCCCGTTGCGAAGATGCTCAAAGCCGCAGCAGTGGGATTCTCAGGCTCTACCGGAGCTACTTACACGCAGCGTACACTTGAGGTTTACAAACTCAAGGCCGAACAGGAAACCGATGCAACTGTGTTTTATAACACCGTTTTCGGTCAGCTTCTTGCAAAAGGCAACTGGAATGATCTTTCGGTGAGCGACAAAGCAGCAATGCTTCAGAAAGTTCTTACTGAGATGTTCATGATGGGCTTGGCTTCTGATGTGTACCGTCAGGCTTGGCTTGCAGACACCGTGAAAGAAGGTGTTACATCAAGTGTTCAGAACGGCGTTGCTGATACCGCATACAATATGTATGATGGATTCTGGAAACTCATCATGAACAATGCCTCAACTTCTCCCTCTGCAACTCAGATCAAAAGGATCGCTGTTACAGACGGTGCAGTGGCCCAGGTTCAGACTGTCACGATGTCAGTTGATGCCGCCGGATCAGGAAACATCAACATCGACGGTGTTAATTATCTCTCGACCCGTGACACCAACGCTACAACCACGTTCAACAATTTTCGTACTGCCTACAGCACTGCGCTTGCTGCTCGTGGTTATGCTCTTTCGGGAACATCTACGCTGATTGTCACCGCAACTATTGTTGGTCGTCCGATGCAGGCTATCACTTTTACTTCGGTATCAGGGACCTATGCTTGTACGATAGCAGCCACTGTTGCTAATACTGCTCCTGCCGCTCTTTCAGCCGGTGAAGCTCATACAATTCTTACTTCACTGTGGACAGGCGCACCGAAGGAACTGAAGCAGATTCCGAAGAACATGAAAGCATTCTATGTTGGTGACCTCGTTTATGAAAACCTGATCGCTTATCTTGAAAGCACAGGCTGGACAACCGCAGGATATGCAAACCTTGTAAACGGTACTCAGGAGATTCTTACCTTCCGTGGGATTCCGGTGATTAATCTCGGATGGGACTATCACCTTGACGCTGACTTCGCTCACGTCTCGACTGAGCTGTGGGCTTATCCTCATCGTGTGATTTACTCGGCTTACGATAACCTTATCCTGGGTATCGACGGAGCCAATGAGTTCAACTCTTACGACTTCTGGTTCAACAAGGACCTTGAGATGAACCGCTGGAGGGCCAAACTCATCATGGGAGTTCAGTATGCACATCCAAAACTTATGGCGGTCGCATACTAATGTTTAACGAAACTAAAAAGTAAGCGACATGGCATTAGCAAAATATGCACATACATGTGCTAAGAACACAAGCGGAGCCTCTGCGGTATTTATTGCCGAGATAGCCAACGCCACTGCCATAACCGTCACTTCAGGGGAGGTTAGTGCCATAACCGGCACTACTCCCTTTAAGGAGATTGATGTTGAGCAGGATTCAATAAAATGGGATGAGAACGTCGAGGCCGTTGGAAAAAGCAACGTAAAGGTAACTCAGGCACTTGAGTTTAAGATTGCGAAACCGACAAAGACCTCTGCAACACTCATTCAGTCTCTCATGGATGGCTCGCCTTGCGGTTTCCTGGCTATTGTCACCGATGGCAACGGACAGAACTGGTTGGTAGGGTATAACGCAGTTGATGGCAAAAATCGTCCTCTCCGTCTCACGGGCGCACCCAGAACAACGGGTACCTCACCTTCGGATGAAGCAGGACAGTTAATTACTCCGACTTTGGGGTGTGAAGGAAGCGGGATTTCAATACCGTTTGACTCCACGCTCAACGGGGTTATCAATGCCGGTACTTCAACCATAATCGATTGGAACGCATGATAAAGAAGGAGTACCTCGACAGTGTAGTAACTTACACTCAGGGGCGGAGATCGATAACAGTGAAGTTATCTGAGGCCACGAAAGAGCAGCTGAAAAAGATCAGGGAAATTTACCCTGAGTACTTCGAGAAAGACGTGAAAGCGAAGGATTAACCTAATAAAAGGGCGGGTCGAACAGCCCGCTCTTTTTTTATGAAAAAAGGCACAGTCATAAACTACGTACCGGATTACGAGATCAAGCCCGTAAAGATCAACTATGATCTCAAACTTGCTCCGTTTATTCCTTTTGGGAGCGACAACCTTTTCCCGCAGGCAACGGCTTTATTCTCTCGGTCTTCACCTGTTCATCGGGGAGTGATAAATAGTAAATGTCATTATTTTCTTGGTGACGGTCTGACAACCGACGATAAAAAGATCGAGGCGGAAATGGCAAGTATCAACTTCGAGGGTGAAAGGTTAGATGACATTGCGGCTAAGTTCTTTCTTGACCGTGCAATGGGAGGGAACGGGTACCTTGAGGTTATCACTGACGGGTCAAAATCCTTTCTTTGGTTCAATCATATCGACTACACGAAAGTAAGATTATCACGTGAAGAAGGCGAGGCATTTATTCACCCCGACTGGTCGGCTTATAAAGGTAGTGCCGATCCTGACATGATTAAGATGTCTCTTTACCCTAACTTCACTTCGGCTGTAAATGAATACGG